TACCATAAGCATCGATACTAAAATTAAATCGTACTTCTTTAAAATGATTCCAAAGTGTAAATAATTTATCCGGTAATTCTAAACCGTTTGAATTATATCTTAAAGCACAATCTTTTGCATATCCTTCTTCAACCATAAACTCTAATATATTATAGTGTTCAGGAATCATTAACGGTTCTCCACCAGCAAAATAAAGTTCTTGAATATACTTTGCTTGATTTTTCATTGATTCAATAAACGAACCTTTTTGATACCATGTGTAGTCAAAGTTATCAGACCAGCCTTGGTCTTTAACTAAGTCTTTATTCTTGTATTGTGGATACTGTAACTTCCATTCTTTAATCCAACTCGAACTATCATGCGGACTACACATAACACATTTCAGCTGACATAAATTACCTAATCGTAAATCAAAATATGGAATATTAACTGGAATATTACCGTCTGGTTTAGTATCCTTAACTAATTTTTTTAAATCTAATCTTTGAGCCCATTCTTTAGTTTCCCATTGGCGTTTACTTGTTATACCATTAGCTTCTTCATTAAAACATTTAATACAGCTACTTGGTATTTCTCCTGCTATCATTTGTAATCTTGTTTTACGCATTTGATGACTGTTAAATACTTCTTCAATAGTGTGGTCACGCAAATTCATATTAATACCATCTTGTTTAACTAGCCCTACTTCTTTTTCGTCCTCTATACCTGCACCACTGGCGTTAGCAGTACAACAAACTCTAACATCGCCATTAGGTCTTGTTGCTAAATGTATCCAAGGTAAAGGACAAAATGTTTTACTCATATCTAATATGCCTGCCAATCATTTTTGATCTCTCTAATATATTAGGAATCATATCATCAGTAATATCTATTAACTCTACGTCTTTTAGAATTTTATAATTAGACAACATTAAAGTCCAATCTATCCTATTTTCCCATATTTCTGGCATAATAAGTTTTCCTACTAAAAGGTATCCTATACCTAATTTAGATGATATATTAGAATCTATATTTTTTGCATACCAGTTTATAAAATGATTTAATTTAAAATATGGTTCAGAGTGCGAAGGTCGAAAAAGCATATATCCTTGTGCTTTAATTCTATCTTCTGGTTGTAACTGTCCATCTGTAATAGCTTCAATATCATTATCTGATGCTACTTCTAACCAATGCTTACCCTTATATGTATAATTCATACATAAATCACCAAAGTCTCTATCTGCTTTAAAAAAGAGATAATCAGATTCTTCTAACGGAATAAAAACATTTTCATCAAATTGAAAATACGCATTTAGTCTAGGATTGTCTGTGTGTTGTACTTTAAATTGTTCATACCTATGAATTGCATCATTAATGGAATCCCATAACTCACCATTTATATCTGCTACATCTTGATGTAGTTTATTTAAATCACTATCATTAGCTATATGTTTTACTGTTAAATTATATTTTGCATTTATTTTGTTTATTAAAATATTAATATCCACTATTAAATTGTTTTTATCTTGTTCTGTAACAACAAAACTAGTATCACTAATTAAACTAGACTTTCTTGCTATTGCATCTTTAACCATATTAAACCATTTAATAGCAGGAGTATGACTATAAATTTTATAGAATAAACTTAATGTTTCTTCTCCATTAGAAAATGTAATTTTAAGTCCGTTACTCATGTTCTATCTTCTCCACAAATTGACTATTAAGTTTATCAAAACTACCGCATTGTTTTGAACATTCTTTTAATCCCGTTGTTGTCCAACATCCGCTAATATCCCTAAAAAATCCACTATCAAATATTTCACGTAAACTTCCATCGTGTAAATTAGGAAATCTTTTAATCTTTCCCATATACTCTATACGTCCATCTGCTTCCTTAGGTGCCCATTCTAAATCTAACCAACAACAAGGTGCAACATTTCCAGTAGCACTTATATATAACATACTATCTTCTTTTGCTTTACAAGTAATAGTTGGTAGTGATTGTTTTTCAGCAATTTTTACTTTTGCAGTTATATCTTTACTATGCTTTGTAGGATAAAGAGTATTAATAACATTATAGTCATCATCAATTACATCTAATTTACCATCTCTAAATCTTGCAGAATGTTTCATAGTAAATTCTGTAAATCCTAGCTCTTTGCTTAACTGCTTACAAGCATCAACTTGATGTTCATTATGTTTAAAAACTAACATATCCCAACGAGCATTGCCACCTGCACTAATAAACTCTTTTGCATTAGCAATAATTTTATCCCAGTTTGTGTTAATTCTATATAAAGAATGTGTATCCTTTAATCCATCAATGCCAAATATAACTGTTACGTTTATTTTTGCGAGAGCTTGCCACCATTCTATACTTCTACCACTACCATTAGTATGCATTTGCAATCCCATGTGTGGGTTATGTTCATACAAATAGTTAAAAATTTCTAAAGTATCTTCGGCTATCATTGGATCACCTAAGTTACCACACATACTAAAATGATTTAATTGTTTAATAAAGTCAACATCAAACCACTTCATAAAATTTGTTAATGTAATCTCTTCTAAATCTACACCGTCTCTTAACGGACCGCCTTGAATTCTTCTAGGACACATTGGGCAACGGGCTTGACACTTGCTTGTTACTTCAAAGTGTATTGATTTAATTTCATCTATGTTATACATTTAAATTCTCAGCTATTCTTTCTGCAACAAGACGTATAGTTTGACTACCAGGATGAATATCATCTCTTGCTTTATCTGATACCTTTGGAAGAGGACTGCCTAAATCATCACATCGCATAACTTTAGCAGTTTCTTGGAAGTAACTTGCTTCATAATATTCAGTATCTTTCCATAATTGTTTACTAGTTAAACTAGCAATTAAGGCATGCGTTTCCCCATGTTCTTTAGATTTTGTCCAATGCCCTATATAATTATGCGGAGTTATATTCCAAGGACCATAAAAAGTAACATCTTTACGATCATAATATACTGTACGATCATAACCTGTCCAAAGATGAACTACTGCTTTTGGTGTTGGGTAATTAGCACTTAAAATTATAGAGTTATGTAATGCGTATGTAATAGAACTACCGCCAACTCCCATATTAATTACAGGGCAATTCATTAAAGTAGATAGTTGACTACTAATAGTATCAGCGTCGTCAACTCCAACGCCAAATACTGCACTACATCCAAATATAACTACTGAGTTTGCCCAGTTAATATCTGCAAATTGTTCTGTTCGGTAACTATGCTTATTAAGAGTATACTTAACTGACTTATGTCTATATTCCCAATCTTTAGATTTTGCTTTAAGATTTGTTTGATATAGCTCATTAGAATCTGTGCCAAAGCTAGTAAAATTATTATTGACATCATTGTTTCCAGCAGTTGGAAGGAAACTTCCAGCTCTAATAGACTTTGGTATACTATTAAAAAGTTTTAACATTATTTACGACCTATAATCATATATCTATCATACTTAGGTAACTCTAATGTACCCGAATAAAACTCTTTACTAATATTTGCTTTCCATTTAAAATCTAATAAGCTCTCTGAACAATTAATATGCTCAGGATGAGATGAAAAATTATTACTTTGTGCAACTACCCATGTATCGTTTGGAACTTTGTTTAACCAAGTATTATACTGTTCTTGTGAAATATGTTCACAACTTGTATTAATAACAATTTGCGGTTCTTCTGTATATTCATAATTACACATATCTTCTGTAACTGCATCAAATTTTCCATCTATTTCATACTTTTTATTCATACTTAATGCTATGTCCTTACACGTAGGGTCAATATCAACAGATCTAATATGTCGTACACCAAGTTCGCTATTAAAAAGCATTGTAGCCAAAATTCCGTGCCAGCCTCCAAAGATAATTATTCTACTAGCTTCAGCATGAGTAACTTTAGGAAGTTCTTCACATAACCACTTCTTACTCTCAAGCTGACCATGCCAGAAACTTTCTAACAATCGTTTATAATCGTTTGCATCTCTAATTGCATCTACCCAATAAGCTATATCATCAATATTAATTTTCATAAACTAGCTCTTTTGGTATTTTACTATCTGCACTACTTACACAAGTTGGTGTAATACAAACTTTACGTTCTTTAAATAAAGTAAACCCTGTTTCAATAGTACCTAGTGGTTCATCATGACAGCTATAAGCACGTTTGATTTCGCCACCTGGTTCACGAATAATACAACTTTGATATCCTGCATTACACATCCACCCTTTGAATTTATTAAACTGGTAAGCATTAAGTCTTTCTGCTTGGTCTAAATTATATTCTGTTCCTGCTTTATCATATAATAATAGTTGATTTGTTTCTTGTTCTATTTCATTTTGCAATATTTCCCATTGTTCAGCACTATATCCCTCAACTACTGCACTTGCTGTATCATTACTTTGTGGTTTTAATGTAACATGTAATCCTTGGTCTTTAAAACGTTGAGCTCTTCCATAATATTCATCAAATCTATCTGGAACCATAACTTGATTAATTGTAACTAATACTCCATGCTCTTGTAAAAAGTTAAGTTTGCCTGCAAATTCTTTTTCATTAGAAAATTCTGCATGATAACTTGCTGTTATACTTTTACGATCTAATTTTTCTGTTGCTGTTAACCATTTGTTCCACCAATTAAATCCTGGACTAGCATTAGTAGTCATATGTAAACTAAGATAGTTACTAACAGGTTCTTGATACGCTTTAATTAAATCTGTTAAACCTTTATATGCAGTTGGCTCACCACCACTAAAACTAAAATGAAATTTATCAAAGCCGTGGGCCCTTGCTTGACTTTTAATTTCATCCATTGTACGAATATATTCTAATAAAGGTCTATGATCTACTGTTTTACTTTTAGCATACGGCCAACAGTAACTACAATCATAGTTACAAAATCTACCTAAGATCCAACTAACCGAAAAAACATTATCTTCTAACATAGTTTTTTGTCCTAGTTTAACAATATCTAGTTTATCTAAATCAACAATTTTCTTCATCAAACTTTTCTTTTAACCATTCATAGTCATTAATTCTTAATAATGCTTTCATATTCCCTTTGAATGCTTCACCATAAAATTTACCTGCACGAGCACCTGCCATAGCATAATCCCCATTAGGTTTTCCCATTCCTTCATTACACCATACCATTAATCGCATTTCAGTTTCTTCGTCTACTTGGCCTCTAATAATTTTACTTGATAATTTAACACATTCACGAAATGCACTTTTCCATGTATTAAAAGGATCTATATTAAATGCTGTAACATTACTAATTTTTTCATGTGCAAAAAACTTATCACTAATACTAGTTGTCATGTCTAAATTAGTAACATCCATATCTATTGTAAGTTGTCTTGGTAATAATTTTACGCCACCATAACCATATTCTAAAAAGTTTATAGGATTTTGACAACGCCATACATGAACAGCATCTAAATCCCATTCAGACGCAATATAATCAAATTTAAAATCATCTTTTAGTCTAGCATCACCATCTACTACCCAAAACATTTTTGTAAAGCATTTTTTAGCCGCGGCTATATGGGCTTGGTGTATACCTTTTACTCCATGAACACGTTTAGCCATTGGAAATCGTGCTTTTAACTCTGCATAAACTTCATCTGCATTTGGTTCTTCGTAACTTATAAAAACAATATCATACATAAGGCTCTATCTCTTCTGCTAGTTTTTTATGAAGTATCCTACCTGGATGGCCATTATCTGGAAAATCATCAGACAATGCCATATAATTTATAACTTCTTCGTATTTGTTAACTTCCTTTTTAAATTCGTCTGTATCAGCTAGATCCGATCTTAACTCTTTAATAGCGTTAATAGAACCCCAAGATGTAAGTAATGGTATTTGTTTACCTAATATTTTTTGTAACCAACCTTTATGAATATGTTTAATAAAAGTATAGTTACTTTCTAAGCCGTATGTTTCGCCCCAGCCTTCTATTAAAATAAAAGGAATTTTTAATTCATTATATATTTCTTGTGCGGCATCAAATGCAATCTTCATAAGTACCCGGTTTAATTCAGCAATAGATTTACACTTGTTAGTTTCATTTAATTTTAAATAATGCTTATCTAAGTCCCATAGTCCGGCGTCATCTGATGTTGTATCTTTCTTGTAATTACGACAAGGTTCTGTTAACATCCATATAATAACATCAGGTGTATAAAAAGTAGGTGCTGTAAAAGGTGGTGCTAATCCTAATGCTTCTTCACTTCTAAAAATTGCTTCAAAATTGCCTGCACCTCCAAAACTATAATTACAAGTGGCATGACCTTTTAAATCTAAAAAGTATCCGAAGCCTGGATAAACTAATTGAAATGGTTTAGGCGAGTCGCCTTCTAAATACTTGTCCTGGTTATACGGTCTAAAAATAGTATTATCATTGTTGTTAGCAACTCCTGGGCCAGGAGTAATTTGTCCCCACTCTCCTAATCCGTTGCTATCGCCAATTATTAATATTTTTTTCATCTTGTATTTCCGTAATAAACTACCTTATGCTTACTAGATTTATATTGCCTCCATGGATCAACTACTATGCTATCATCATTAAGTTTACAGTATAACTCTGGATGAGCTAATAATACTACTGCACTAAATGGTCCTGTATCAGGGTTAACTAAAGGGTCAACCTGCATACAAGCATAATCTATTTCTGCACAATAATATCCCACTAGTAAACTATAACTTCCATCTATATATGGTACTCCTGGTTTATAACTAACTCCATTTAATAATATTGGTAAATCATTTTCGTGTGCTAGATTAACCAAACGTTTAGCCATGTTCTTGGCCTGTACTTCTCTAGCCTTTATTATAGCATCAAATAGATCATATTGCAAGTTTAATTTTTGAGCCAAAAAGCGTAATGCAATGTTATCTCTTGGATGACACGCTCCACCATCACCCAATCCTGCTGTTAGATATTTTGAACTAATAATTCGATTTGTACTTTTTGAAAGAGCATTAGTGACTACATCGACATTAATATTTCCTTGCTTTTCTGCAACATCTTGAATCATATTAACAAATCCAATTTTCATACTAATAAATGTGTTATAAAAAACCTTAATACATTCACACTCATCCCAAGTACCTATTTCATACCTTGGCTTATTTTCCATTATTGTTTTATAGAATGTTACTAATTGTTGTGCATCAGTAGTAGACTTTCCATCTTCAGTTCCTATAATTACCATTTCAGGATTTACCATATCCCAAGCAACGGTTCCCATGGCAATAAAATAAGGATTATATACAAAGCAAGTATTACTCATTAATGGTACAAAATGTTGACGAGTTGTTCCTGGTAAAACAGTACTAATAAGAACTAGTAGTTGTTTTTTATTCATATGAACGTTAGCTTCTCTTAACACATCAATAACAATTTCGTAATTAAAATCTTTAGGTTCTAAATGTGCTGAAGGTGTCCTACCATCATAGTCAGGATGATGTGGCGTTGGTACTGAAACAAAAACAATATCTCTATCTTGTACTACTTCTTTAATGGTTTTTTTAATTTTTATAACTTCTGATTCTATATTAATAACATCATATCCTGTTACGTCATGGCCTTTTTCGCCGACGATTTCAGCACATGGTAACCCTAGTTTTCCTAACCCTATAAACCCTATCTTCACATGAACCTCCAATCATTATATGCGTATATAAATACTACTAATATTTATGGCGATTTTTATATATGATTCCAGTAACTGACTACATCAAAAGAAACGTATACGTACGAAAAGTCCAAAGTTCTCTAGCCTCACAAAAGTTTTTACAGGCATTTAAGGACCTTAATATTGATGACCCAAAATTGTGTATTTTTCATGTCTTGATAAAGTATCCCCAATGGGAAAAAGATATCAATCTATTTCAATTTTTGAGAAAGAAAAATTTAAAACAATTACGGAAAGATCCAAAAACATTTTTTTTATTTGATGCAAGTACTGAAGGATTTAGTACTATATATGGAAATACTCCGTTTTATGATGTATTATACCATAGCTGTAAAGTAAATGATGTATCGCCTAAAAAAGTTATTCTTGTTACGTCAAACATGGTTGAAGAGAAAAATTTAGTTCGCTATAATTTTAATCATGATATAAAAGAATCTATTCACGTTGCAAGTTTTCATAACTTTGAACAGATGCTTTTTAATTTAAAAGTAGAAACACTACCAATACCAGGATTAGCTGAAAAAGAACTTAACAAACGTATTAACAATACTTTTCTTACCACAGTAAAAAATAAGCAAAGATATTATTACGGTGAGAAACACTTTTTAAGTCTTAGTAGAGTAAACAGGCCTCATAGGACCTTATCTGCTTTTGAATTATTTCATAGTAAAATATCTGCTCATGGTCTAATAAGTCATGATAGAATTAAAAAGCCAGAACACTATTGTCAAGAAACACAAAAAATACAAGGATCAGAAGGACTACTTTCAGCTAAAGTTTTAAAAAAATTTAATCAGCACTTGCCATTAATTATAGATACTGAAGATTTTAAAACTAATCATGCTATGTCATTAAGTCCTCATTTACATAATTCAACATTATTTCAAGTAGTTGGAGAAACACTTGCAGAAGACTGGGATAATACGAGTAGATTCTGGAGTGAAAAAACATTCCGCTCTATATTTCATATGCAACCGTTTCTTATTTGGGGACAAAAGAATGCTAATAAAAACTTACAAGATTACGGCTACAAGTTATATGACAAAATGTTTGATTATAGTTTTGATAGTGAAAGCAATACATATAAAAGATGGACTATGCTTAAAGAAGAAGTAGAAGCTGTTGTATCTCGCTTAAATAAGATGAATAAAGACAACCAACTAATATGGTGTTTTCAACAACAAGATGTGCTTAAACACAACTATAAAATAATGTATCGCGAAGAATATACTAAACAAGTATTCCAGAAACTTGCATTTAAATTAGTACAACAATCAAAGGACAATGTTTAATGAAAAACTTAATTACATTAAAGGTTAATAGAATTTTTACATTTGGCTGTAGCTTTACAGACTATGCATGGGGTACTTGGGCTAATATTTTAGGATATGAATTTCCAGATGCTAAGTTTTATAATTTTGGAAAGTCTGGAGCTGGTAATCATTATATCTTTAATACATTAATGCAGGCTGACTCTTCATACAATTTTACACACGAAGACTTAGTAATAGTACAATGGACTAATATAAGTAGAGAAGATAGATTCTTAGATGTTCAGTCTGAACAAGATCCTGGTGGTCAATGGGTTACACCAGGCAATATCTATAGTCAAGGAACATATGATGAATCATGGGTCAAAGAATACTTTAGTGAATATGGAGCATTACTTCGAGATTTAGCTTTTATTAAATCAGCTTTTGAAATGCTTAGACACAAAACACAATGGCATTTTATACAAATGAATAATCTAGTTCATTATGTTGACCAATGGGATGGAAAAATAAGAATTGATCCGAAATATGCCGTTGACGGTATTCAAGTACAACGAATAGAGCATCTACGAGCAATGTACTCTGAAACTATAGACCAACTATTACCTAGTTTTTATGATACACTTTTTAATAATAACTGGGAACAAAAATTTAAAGCTGATAGAAAATTAGTTAATAAAAATTTTCAAGATGGTCATCCGCATCCATTAGAACATTATGATTATTTAAAACGTACATTTAAACATAAATGGTCTAAAGCAACTAATAAAAAAGTTGGTGAAATACAACAAAAGTGGATTAAGTATATGGATGGTGTTTCACGAACAAATAAGAAATTTAGTCTTTATCAAACAGAAGACCGTTGGCGTCAAATGGTAAGAAATGAATTAGTTATACGGCCGTCTAACGAAATTGATTTTAGAATACACCGTTAAGTTCAGGAAACGTTTTATTAAAATCTCTATTCCTTATTTTATCATAATGCTCTGTATGAACTTTAAACTTATCATGAGCTTTAGCATCATAGGTTGAACTAGTAATATATCTTAATACTCCTTCTAACTGTTTCCGTAGCCCATCACTAGTAACTGTTTGCAAATATTGTGTAATTTTTTGATAAGCGACTTGTTTTAACTTCGCCGGCAATATAGATATCGCATAATGTTTAGGATCAACAATATTATAGAATATACCATCCGACACATTAAACCCCTGTTCTTGCATATATTTTAAATAATCAGTGATTGTTAAGAGATTAAAAGCACTTACTACTGTACTAAAATTTAATTTAACATGAGGGGATTCTTTTTTAATAAGATTTAAATTATTCATTATTACAAACCATTCAGTTCCTTCTCTAATATATTCAGCACGATTTCCCCAACTATCTAAACTAGCATCAATTTGAACAGTTTTAAATTTGTTCCATAATTTAGTAATACATTCTTTTTTATAAAATAAATTACTAAGATTAGAATTATATTTTAACGTAACATTAGTTCTATTATTATCAATTAAGTATTCTAAAATATCATAATGTTTATCAGTAAGTAATGGTTCTCCGCCAGCAAAATAAAAAAATTCTATATCTTTATAATGTTCTTTAAATTGTTCGTACAATGAGTCATTATTTTTACCTCCTGCAAAAATAAAAATATTATCTTTACCATCTTCTTGAGCCCAACTAGAACTATATGTTGCACTACAAGTTCTACATTTAAAATTACAAATATTACTCCAACGTATATCCATATAACGTAATTTCATTTCGTCTAAACTACCATCATCATTAGTTTCATTAACAATTGGCATAAACTTTGCAAACTTTGTATTCATATGTATACGTGAACTTTCATTACCTACTTCTTCGTGCTTCCAGCATTGTCTACACACACTAGGTTGTTCATTATTAAGCATTTGTAAACGTAACTTTTTATATTCAGAATTATTCCATATTTCTTTTATTGGAGTATTACCAGTATTACCTAACGGAGTTTTATAATCACCTATACAACAAGGTAATACATTGCCATCTGCATTTGCATACATATGAATCCAAGGTAGGATACAGACTGTTTTAGATTTGTTTGCAGTCATTATAAAATCCTTCTAGTTCTGGAAAAGTTTTTGTTAAACTACAATCTCTACGTTTATCAAACTCAGTAAACCAATTATAAAAGTCTGTCCGTGCTTGTTTGAGTTTAGTTGATCCGTAATGTGTTGTACGCATATAATCAACTACACGTCTAAACTTTTCTACTTCTAGTGAGCTAAATTTTGTTCTATCTCTGTCGTCTTGATATTCGTGCATTAACTGTAAATGTTTTTCCATATATGACATAAATTCGTCTTTAGGTAATATATTCATATCATATATACTAGGTTCTTTTAAGTGCGGAGTATCAAATTGTACTTTCTGCCATCTTACTTGATTATCTACAATTCCGTTATACTTATAACGCCATTCTAATATTTTTTCTAATAACAAACTAAAACTTGTAACACTAAAAATATTAAACGTAATCATAAAAATGACAGAGAACGGAGTATTTTTTAAAAAATAATCTAAATTTTCTTCCCATAATTTAATATCTAATCCTGTACGTGCATACTCGGCTCTCGGTCCCCAAGTATCAATACTTGTATATAATTTAAAACTTTTAATACAATTTTTTTCTTTAAGTCTTAATACTGTTTTTGTTAATTTCTCAACTAATGCATGTTTAACACCCATGTTACTATTAACTTCAATTTGTATATGAGGTTTAGGATCTGCTTCTAATTTTTCAAATAACTCCCATAAACTTTTATGCATTAACGGTTCGCCACCAGTAATACGTAAGATGTTTAAAGTTTTACTAACTTCAGGCCACCACTTCCACCATGCATCAACATAAGGATTTTCTTCTTCATTTTTATAAACCTTAAACCAATCAATGTCTTGTCTATGGGTGCTTGACATTTTATAAGGACCATGATCTTCAATTTCTTTCCAGTATCTACTACTAGCTTTAGGATGACAATACCCGCATTTAAAATTACATTCATTTGAAAAACTAATTTCAATATACTCAGGATTTACGTTAAATTCCGTCCCTTTTTGTTTTATTTCCGCAACTCTTTCTGGAGTGTATATACTTGCTGTTTTAATATGCCTATCACTTACATAATCTTTGCCCATAGCTTCAATTTTCCAACAATAACTACAGCCATCTGGTTTTTCGCCACAAAGCATTTGCTTACGTTGATCTTTTTTCTCAATAGTATTATGTAATGCACTTGGGTTGTCTTTTAATTCTTCTAATGGTATAGGGTGCGGAGCAGGATGATAACAACTATGTGTTTCGCCTGTTGCTAGATAGATAGTAGTATGATGCCATTTGGCTAGACAAAAAGTAGGGCTAATTTCTGCATTAGTGATAGGTAATAGTCTTTTAATTTTATCTAATTCTTTTTCCATTAGCCTACCCAATTTAAATTTTTAGCATAGTCTTCTCTTTTTATTCTCTCTGAACGTCTAACCTGAGGATACTTTAATACAAATAACATAGCTTTTTTATCATTTTTAAATTTTGCATATAAATGGCAATGAAGCATATCAAAGTCGCTAGGCACACTTCGTTCTTCTGTAATTGTTGCACCATACTTAAATGCATCATCTAATATAGGACCCATTTGATCTCGCATAATTTGATCGTGCCATATATCAGAACTTTCGTCATCTTTTAAACGAAACGTTCCTATATAGTATCTACAATTACTCATTTTCTACCTATAACCCTGTCTGTATTAATGTAAACAGTTTTAAAAAACTTACTTTGGTCTGCTGTTAACGGTTGTTCACTTAATGGCAAGTCTAATTCTTTTAATCTAAAACCAAGTTCACCGACATTATGATATATTTCGTCATCTTTAACTTTACTATATTTTTCATCCCACATTTTATTAAGAATAGTAAAATCTCTTGTTTGCGAAACATCCCAGTCGGTAAGTGCAAGATGGCATCCTTCTCTTGCTCCATAAATTGCCCATATACCATTATCAACATCTGCACCAACATTCATCCATATTAATAATCTATGATAATTTTGCCACCATACATCTTCTGCTAGATTAGTAACTTTAGCACCTCTGTTAAGACTCATCTTAACACCTTCTCTAAATCCTGCTCTAAAGGCTTGAGCTTTAGTTGAATTAATAATACTTTCACTATAATTGTCATTTAATTGATAATAATTGTCAAAATAACAAAACTCTATCATTGTATCATCATTACCATCGGTGTTTTCATGTGTACGCATATTGCTTACAAAATCTTTAGTCCACATTTTTAAACTACCATTACCATACATTAGTCCATTAATGTTGACTTTACCACACCAGCTAAATTGATAATCGTCGTCTACTCCTAATGCATCTAAATCAAGTTTAACATTTAAAAAATTAGGATCAATAATTGTGTCACCATCAACTGTTACAAAATGTTTAGTTTCAGATAACTCTGCACACGCCTTATGTGCGGCATCTGATCCTTCTACACCATGAACACGTTTTGCCCATGGTACTTTTTTAACTAAATCAACATAATTCTTTTCAGCATTAGGTTCGTCATAACTTAAAAAGATGATATCTTGTTCTGCAATATTAATGTACATATCTTGCCTTTGTTTCACGCATTACTTCTTTAAACATATCAAATGTTAACATGTTTGGGCCATCTGATGGTGCATTATCAGGATCATTATGAACTTCCATAAACAATCCATCAACGCCTACGGCAACTGCGGCTCTACATAATGGTGCTACATGATCTCTGTTGCCTCCTGATGATGAACCTTTGCCACCGGGTTGTTGTACTGAATGTGTTCCATCAAATATAACTGTATATCCTGCTTCTTTCATTATATGTAAACTTCTCATATCAACTACTAAGTTATTATATCCAAAACTTGTGCCACGTTCGGTAATCCAGACTTCTTTAGCACCTTCAGTTTTACTAATAATGCCATCAACTTCATACGGTGATAAAAACTGGCCTTTTTTAATATTAACAACACATCCAGAATCACATGCTTCTCTAATTAAATCTGTTTGACGGCAAAGAAATGCTGGAATTTGTATTACATCAACTAGTCCGGCGATCTTTTTTATTTGATCTCTTTCGTGTACGTCTGTTAAAATCTTAAGTTTAGGAAACTGTGATTTCATTTCTGCAAAATCTATAAGAGTTTGTTCTAATCCCCGTCCTCTTTTGCCGTGAATAGATGTCCTATTCGCCTTATCAAAACTAGTTTTAAAATAAAAGTCAAATCCTATATGATAAGATGCAGTTCGACAAAAATCCATCACTTCTAAACTATGTTCTAAACTTTCATGTTGGCATGGTCCAGCTATAATTTTAAATTTCATTGAATAACTCCGTATGAATATTCGTCAAATTTTTTCATTGTATAAATTGATACTTCTTCGCCTTCAAATTCAAATTTATCTGTAAAAGGTATTATAACATATTTGTTATTTTCTAAACTAGAAAAATCAACATATAAAGTCTTATAAAGAATGTTAGGATCATTCTTTCTTGTAACACTTAGACTGACTGTATTATTTAAACTAATATGTTGAGATAGAATATTTGCTTTAAGGTTACCACCTATTTGAATTTTCCAGCATGTATCTTTTATATTCTGTGTTATATTTAAATCTGCATTATCTAAATTGTTCTTAGGTATTTCATATATTAAATCATTAACATTATAACTATCTATATTGTTGTTTATACGTAATCTTAGTTCATAACCTTTTGTTATTTTAGAATAATGTACATAATAATAAGACATTTGGTCTTCACCTGATAATAACCCAGCAACTTCTAGAGGATCTACTTCTATAAAATCACACTTTTCTGGTTTATAATTAGGTAACGATAATAATTCGCCAGTTTCAGAATTAAAAACAGCGTATCGTTTATTAATTTGTTCTTCTTGTTTTAATATTACCATTTTTCTATTAACTTTGTTTCATGTGGGATTTCCCGCATAGTTTTATTAATACGTATAACTTCCATTAGAAGTGATAAGTCGTCTGGATGAGTACTTGCTAGTGCTTGTATATCTTTTGGAAGACATACTCCGCCAAAGCCTCGATAACCGTCATCGCCTGGAACTAAAGAATGACTATGTCCTATACGCTTATCTGCACAAACTAAACTATTAACTGTATTATAATCTAATTTTTCCTTTTCGCATATTGTATATAATTGATTAAAGAATGTAACTTTTGTTGCCAGGTATGCATTTCTAAATAACTTCGCAGTAATTAATGCTCTAGGGCTTTCTGCAGAAACAGTAAAAATATCTGAGAACTTTCTAATCCAAAATTTTGTATCGCCGCCACCAACATACATTATTCCTTGATCTCTAAATGCTTCAATTGGGTTAGCCGATGTAAGAAACTCAGGACTAAATGTTATATACCTTTTATCAAACATCGTTTGTATTTGATCCCATGCATGTAAACTTATTGTACTTTTTATTAAGATTGGGGTATTTCTTGGACATTTTTTTAATACATCTAATACATTAGAGGGATCACAAATACCATTTTTAGTAGGTGTATTAACACAAATAATAACACATGATGGTTTATTCCACCAACCTCCAATTGAGTTATTGTTATATTTAGGATCTACAATTTTAGCTTTAGGAAAAACGCTATGAACTGCTCTGCCTACATATCCATAACCAGCAATAACTATCATATCTTTAACCACTCCTTATATTTTTGAATTTTATCATCTGTAACAAAGTCTTTTTCTGTGTAATGAAAAATTCCTTGCTGTAAATGGTTTCCTATTTTTAATTTTAAATCATCTGTTAAATAACTTCCAACACGATCTTGCCATTTTCTACTAGGATTTTCCCAACCTTGTATATAAGACTTCATATGCGTAAAACTCGGAAATAAACATTTATTATTTGTAATTTGTTTATCGCAATCAAGTATTTTAGCTACTATTGCCGCACTTAAATCTACACTAAGACTCTTTTGATATAGTTCTTTAGCATATTTTCCATAAAAGAATTCCCAGTTATTCATTACCAGCTCTAACCATGCATAAAAGTCTTTTGCAAAATCACATTTCTTAAAATAATGAAACCCTGCATATAAATTTGGTAGAGAGTTAGCTGTAAAGGTTTTACGATAATGATCACTAGTTATTAATTCTCCTCTATACGTGTAAACATTACTAACAAAAAATAAATCATAATTTTTTAAGAATGTCCACCAGTTTTCTAAGTCTTGTAATACTAACATATCAGTATCAAGTATAATTGTTTCGTCATACGGTGATGCATGATATAATTTCCAACGATTATCTACTTTCCATTCTTTATCACTAGCACTATCGTTCCACGGAATTTCTTTTATTACATCAAATAGACTAATATACTCAGATGGAACTGTATCATTTGTAATTAAACAAATGTTAGATTCTTTTTGCGTTGCTTTTATACTCATAGCTAAAAGACATGCTTGTAAAACATAGTCATCTTGGCTGTTTTGTGCTATAACTACAAAGCCTTTACTCATTATCTATTATCCTATTAAGACTAAACTTATTAATTACATGAACACTACTACCTCTAACTTTTAAAGGAGTATATTCTCCCAAGTATTTGTCTTTTTGTATTAAAAATAAAAATTTGTCGTCTGTTAAATCCCATAAAATATCTTTATCACTAGTAAAATATAATTTTCCTGGTAGTTCATGTGAAAAATTACCTCTTTGATAACCATTCATTATATGTACAGCAATACTAAACACCCAATCATTACGGAATGTATTTTTATTAATCTGAAAAATACTATTATAGTGTGGCCAGTTCTCTTGTATATGCTTTGTTAATTCGAAATAGATTTTATTAGTTTGTGTTTTTCTAAAAAATACACAAGTAGCCCAATAAAAATCAACACTAGTATCACTAATATGTTGAAATCGTGGATCATTTCTATATCCACTTAAATCATGTGAATTTTTATAAATTAAAAAATCATGCTCTTGTGTAAAACAATGTGTAAATAACTGATTATTAATAATATAATCACTATCTAACAATAATGTTTCATCATATGGAGTTAAATCGTATGCTTGAGTTCGTAAATCATTTTTAAATTCTAATTGCTTGTATATATTACTGCCATCATAGTAACGTTTTATACTTAGAGGTCGCGAATATGGCACCTCTATTATCTTATCAAAGACTGTTTCATAGTCTTTATACGTATCTTTAAGATATTGAAGACTATCCGTTACAATAGACGTTGGAAGATTTAAATATTCTTTGACACGTTTTGCTAAAAAATGAGCTTGTTTTATATAATCTATTTGAGCATTATTCCTAGCAAAGATTAATACGCCTTGTTTATTGCTCATGCTCAACTAATCCGTTAACGGACCTTTTAGTTCGTATTTTTTCATACTCTGTTTGATATTCATTAGTTGCTGTAAAGTAAATATCTAGTATATCAGTAAAAAAGGTATTTAAATCTTCAATTTTAACTGGAGTATCATTATCGTCCAGTAATACAATATCAGAATCATTACCTTTAGTACATAACATATTCACAAAAGTAATTAATTCTTTAGTTACTGCAAATTGGCCGCCATTAAAATAATGGACTGCACTTTCGTAATATTTTTCTTTTAAAATACGCTTTTGGTTATTAAGCGTTACCATATAATTAGAAAATTCTAATGCTTTGGATAAGCGTTCATCCATAATTGTACTCCTATAATATACGTATATTTACAGGAAAATTACTTTGGGGGAGTTAAATTAGGTTAAGTTACTACTACCGTCGTTAGCATACGTTGGGGTTGCTACTTCAACATTTACGCCAGTTGGTCGGAATTGTCCTACCAAACTTGTAAGTGTACCTTTAACTGTTTCATCAACATTTGGCCAACCGCCAGCTGGATCATCATCGTTAAAGTTCATTCTAAATGTAAGTACAGTTGGATTAACTGCTGTATTACCTTTTGCTTCTATAATATAATGGTTTTCTGTATATGTTCCTGAGCCTTGTTTATCAAATATTGACTGATATGATGTAGTAAGCCCATAATATCCAATAGCTGATCCTGTACCTGTACCTGTAGCCGAAGTAGCAGTATAGTTAAACGACACAACTTGCATGTTTGCTAGTATATACATCCAATCAACTGTTTTAGATTCAGTACCTACATAAGCAATATTTGCCGTAAAACGAATTTCGCCACCAGCATTAAAAAAATGTCTTGCGGCATCGGCAGTTGCAAATGTTACATTAACAATATGATCAAGTTGACCGCTCCAAGCAGTTGTATATTGTCCTTGAACTCCTGCTTCGGAACTACCTTGATTAACGTTACATAGAAATTTACTATTTTCAAGTGTAGTAGTTAAGTTTTCAAACTGAACAACACCTTTTTTATTAACAGTATTACTATCTAAAATTGTATCCGTAGTGGCAATAAGAGCTATTTCGGTTGGTGTAATATTTGTTTGATGTTTTCTACCGGCGGCAATATCATTATATAACAATGCCATGTGCGTTGCTGTTACTATTTCTGATGCGGCTACTTGTGAACTATTTAATGCTTGTCCCCAACCGTCATCACCAGATCCAGTTCCTAATATTGTTGCAA